CTACACTTCAGTAGGAGAGGTGTCGACCATTTCGCGTGCTTCCGCGATATGGTCTAGGAGTTTGTTTGTGGATGTGTTATCTTGTACATTGTCATTCTGAGGATGCAGTCCTTCATCAGTCTGTCCTTCCATTTGTCCGGATTTTCCTTGATATCCTTCAGTTCCGACGGCATGAACAGGTTTTTCTCCTTGCAGAACCGCATCGCCTCTTTCGCGTATGCCAAATATTCCTCCTTGCTCATCGCTTTTACGCGTTCCGATTCCTTCGTCAGTTGGATTCTCTCTTCTGTTGTCATATTCTTGTTGCTTTATTATTTTATCGGCAAATGTATTATAAAATTCAGACTTTTCTTCATTCGAATAGACATTTGATTCAGAAAAGGCCTCATCATTAACCCATGCTTCATATTCATCCGGAGACATGTGGTATTGTTCTTGGTAGAATTGTTCTTTTAGTTCATCCTCATATTCTTTTTCCGCATCTATGGCGCGTTGCGCTTCTGTGGTTCTGTTGTTTCTTATCATATTGCTGATATCACCAAAAGTTCGGCTTTGTTGTAGAACGGATAGGATCGCGTTTGTGCCGGCCATGTCGGTATTGTCATTTTCCAGTCCTTCTTTCGCCACTATTGCCGGATAACTTTCATGGGCGATGCTTATCAGTCTGTCTCCGGCTTCTTCTACGGTCATACCCCCCTTCTCTTTTTTTCTGAAGATGGAAAGAAATGGCGTCAGGTCTTTGTGACTTAAGCCAGTCATGTTTCTGACACTTCTTTCTCCTGTCATTTGCAGGAACAGGGATTTTCCCAGTACCAAGGATGCAAGCTCTTCCAAAGTTTCCGGCTCGGTACGTGACAGAATTTCCTGAACAAGAGGATTTTCCGGAAGCTCCGTATCCGTTATTGACTCAGATATTTTCGCAGCAGGCTTCTGAATACTATTTTTCCTGCCAGTGTCCGGAATTCCCTCTGGTCCCATGCGTTCTTCACCTGTTCCCTTAGCTTCGGGTCTCTTCTCAGTTCCTCTTTCTTTGCCTTGTTCGCTTGTTTCTGAAACTGGTACGGGCTCATTTGTGTCATTTCCATTCGTGCCAGTCTTACTGCTTTCTGATATTCCATTTGTTTGGTTATTATTAGTTTCTGTTATGGGTATGACAGAGTTGTAGAAATTCTTTATTTCTTCATTCTCCGCTTTTGCTTCTCTAATAGCGTCCCTTATCTCATTTCTTTTTCCCCGTGTGGCGGATGACAGGGATTCATTCAATTTAGCTATCTGTGCATCACTCGCCTCTATATCCTTTCTCAAGTCATCCAGAGCGGTTTCAAGTGATTCTGTCAGATTTGTGTATTGGAATGACTGCTGTGGCGTCAGAAATTCATAATCAATGCTTCCGTCCTTCTTTTTAGGAAAGGAGGATATAAGTTTGTCCAGTTCGGATTTTTCGTAAGTCGGACTCTCTGTGCTTTCCTGCAATGGTTGGTTTCCCATCTCTTTTCCTTCAGGAGCGGTTTCATTTGTTGAACTCTTGGATTTTTTCACCCAATCGGTGTACTCTTGGACGGGAACCGCACCTAACTGGTATGCTTCATTTTCCAATATATTCATTGATACCTCATCGCTTTTGACCTCATTGTACTCATCGGTTGGAACGACAAACATACCTCCGATTTCCTCATCAAAACCGATAATGGTCATACTTTCTCCTTCTGGAGTGATATAGGAGGCGCCGATTTCCGGAGCCGCTTCCGCATCATCTTTTCTTTGTGCGTCAAATAGCGACTGTTTGTATTTGAAATATTGCTCTTCTGTCACGAGTACGGAACCTGTTTCATTACCGTTGTTGTCTATGATCTTCCCGGACCATCCGCCGGGAACTTCCTCATCAAGTACTATCTCTTTGCCTCCTGTATATATCTTGTCACCTTTTTCGGGTTGTAATGCAAGTACTTCCGGACTGAATTTCCGAATTAACTCTTCCTGTCTTCTATTTTCATCCTCTTGTGCGTATTCAGTCCGTATTCCGGCTTTGTCCACATTGTCTTTCATGGCCCGGAGTTGTTCATCGCTGACAGAAACCGGCTCCCGACTTCCTTCCATGAGTACGGACCAATTGCCCATTGTATCCTGACCAACAACAGAAATGCCGGTCATTGTGCCATTATTATCCGCTATGCTGAATGTCTGTCCTGCGGATATGGGCTGTGCTTCCATGATTGCGGCATCGGCGTTGTATGCGCCAAGCATTTGTTCAAGAACTTGATCCCGTCCGACCATTGAGATCTCTGTGTCTGCATTGATTCTTACAGTCTTGGCATTATTCTCATCAAATGAGGCGAATATCGGACCTTCTGGACCGTTTTCCAATGGCACTACCATGAGTGTGCCTGTTTCTCTGGGTTGCCCAGTGGCATCTATACCATTTATGACAACTCCGTAACTGTGCTCCTTATCTCCGAATCTTCCTAACGGAATAGTGACAACTTGTCCTTGGGGAGACATTTGCTGGACTTTGACAGCCGCCTGTTCATATTCGGAAGCATGAGCCTCATCCAATGCGTCCTCAACTGCGTCATGACGGTCTTTCTGCCGTAGGTAGTCCGTAGCCAAACGTCTGGTCTCTTCGTCCATGACATCCAGTATTTCCGCACGTTGGGCGTCATTGGCACCGGCAAGCGCATCTATGGCTTCATCATCCAGTACGGATGAAAGGCGTTCACGGGAAACTTCCTCACGGAGGACTGTCGTGCGCATGGCTACTGGATCATGAGTTGTATAGATATCCGTTCCCTCTTCTTGTGCTGCCGTGCGCTTTTCGGACTCCTCACGGGTCTGCTCTCCTGCAATGTCCTCCATGGCATTGTTCTTCGCAATGTCAAACGCATATTCTATCTCGGCCTTTTTCTCTTCCTTGTTGAGGCTACCGTCATTCATGGTTTCTTTGATGAAAATCCTTATGTCGTCATTGCCACGTTCTTTTGACATACGTTCCAGTTCGGACAGTTTCTCCTGTTGTTCTTTGGTCATGTTTCCGAAAGCCGCATTCATCTTCTGGCGGTGTCTTACCCTTTCAGCCCCCATGCTTCCAAGTCCTAATAAGCCGAAAGCGACGGAAGTGGGAGCCAGTCCAAGGAATGTGTCTATATTGTTGTCAAGGTCTGTGGCTTCTTCCAAGGTCATTTCACCTAACGGGACATTTGCAAGATTATTATACACCTCTTCCATATATTCTTCGGGTAGCCCGTGGAACTGCGCTTTTTTTGCGGCTTCTTTGAAAGTAGGGTTGTCCTTTATCTCCCTGTATAGCTTACCGGCCCTGCTGTTCGTTATATATTTCATGAATTCACTTGCGCCACCGGGAACGGTCTCTTCCACATTCTTCCATATTCCTTTGCCCAGTCCTTTGAATGCGTTGAAAATCATCTCGGATTGGTTCTCAAGAAAAGTGGAAGCGATTGATTTGCCGATGGCTTTACCCATATCCATTCCTCCTTCACGTCCTCCATAAGTCAAGTTTCCATCCTTGTCAACATCAAACAGAATATTCCCCATCATTCTGTCTTGTGCTCCTGCGGTGACACGCGCCAGTCCTGTTGTTCCTTCCATTCCTGCTGCGGCCAAAGCGTCTCCGGCAAGACGTGCCCCCATTTTTGACATTCCTTTTTTCATGGCGGACGCGCCGAATTTCTTCATACCGTATTTTAGAATGCTTTTGGCTATTCCCTCACCTGCCGCCGATATCGGGTTTATGGCGAATTCCAGCATGAACGGGATACTGGCTCCTGTGGTTTGTCCAGCCTTGTATCCTCTTCCCAAATCGGAGGAATAATAGGCGTTGACCGCCATGTTGGTGACAGCGGCGTCAAGCAACTTCTCTTCAGAAGGTGAGAGCTTTTCTCCTTTATCCGCTTTCTCCACCACATTTTTCAGACGGATGCCACCTATCATGTCGGATATGCCTAAAGTCCATTGTTTGGGATCAAATGCGGTATCGGCGAAACCACGCGCTAGACCGCTAAAAAAGTTTGTTTTTCCTTTCTTCCCGGCTTCCTCTATAATATTGTTCGATTCATCAATAAGGTCTTTCGCCCCTTCCAGATAAGTCCTTTCTCCTCGGTACTGTGCTAATGTAGGATCTTCCCTTGTATTCATTCTGGCATTCACCATCGCATTACCGGAATCGTTTCTTAGTATTTTCTTTTGTTTGGTAATCTTTTCCTCTATGTCATCAAGGTCTTTGTTTACTTCATTGGTCAGGGTGCTAAGATGGGAGCCTACGCTCTTTTTGACAAATCCGGCAAGATCACGCTTCATGTCTGTACCGTAACGTGAAGTTATCTCTTTATTGTATACGTCCTGATATGATTCCAATTCCTTGCTAATGACCTCTCCGTAGGTCTTCTGAAACGCTTCGTTTGCTTTTTGGTTAAGTTCGTTCCCTTTATATTGTTGTGACAGCTTCCTGTATTCGTCTGAGGCAAGAAACCGGTTGGCATATTTGTCTTGAATCTCCTTCTGTATTCCGGCCATTTCTTCCGAAAGCTGTTTTCCTCTTTCTGTCAGGGCAAACCTGTCACGATAGTTGTTATATACATCATTCATGGACGATATGGAACGCGGGGTATATTCCTTGTCCAAGCGGCTTTCTTCTTCAACCGTAAATAGTTTGTCCAATTTTCCTTTGTCCATATCTACTTTCAATCTTTCTCCCAAATTTATCGGAGAAAATTGATATCTAGCTGAAACCTCCGCCTTGTCTGACTCCATTTGCGATGTGGAGGGGGGGATAAACTGAAAGTTGTCTTTTGAATGCACTTGTTCACGTAAGCCGGGACGTGTGCTGGGATTATAGTTTCTCATATCAAAAATCCTGTCCGCTTCCTCCTGTGTTCCGACACCACCTGAATATGTTCTTGAAACAGGGTCATATCCGTTGCCTGTTTGAAAGTAATCAGACTTTGGAGTTTGAGGGGTGTTGTTAGGTTGCTGTATTTGTACAGAGGAATCAACTGGTTGCATGAATTGATTAAAGTCCTCATATGAGTCAGAGTATCCGGTCTTATCCTTTAATACGTCATATACTTTCTTTCTGGCTTCCTCATTTTCATCCATGAATTTGTTAAAATCCTCATATGAGTCAGAGTATCCGGTTTTATCCCTTAATACGTCATATACTTTCTTTCTGGCTGTATTATTATCTTGCATGATTCATGTTATTTTAGTGACCAACTATTATTCCCCTTCAATGACCATGATTTGTTTTCCGGTTTTGAAGAGGGATTGAACGCTTCTCCGCTTTCCACTTTTTGCTGTTTCCCATAAATGGAGAGAATATAATCTCTCATGCCTTTTATGGATTTGGGGCGTTTATCCGCTTCAAGGCCAAATGTTTTTTCCAAATCGTTATACATTAGTGCGACATCTTCATTTTTATTCAGGTTATAGGCTCTTGTACTGCCGGAAAAGCCTTTTTTCCCACTTATGCGATATGAAGGATATTTATTTTTTTTGCCATTTTGCTTTTGAGAATCATTATCTATTCTCATTAGACTGATTCTCTCTGTGGCTTTATTATGTCTTTCGATTTCCGCCTGTTTAGCGGCGTTTTCTTCCGCCTTACGTTTGGAGTCTGCCGCTTTTGCAGCCTGCTCGGTTTCAAACTTATATGTGTTCCAGTTGTATTCCCGTTCTGCTGCTGCTTGTTGTGCCTTCCATCGGTCTTGACGGGCCTTCTCTACATCTATTCTCGCTTGCTCGGCCCTGTCACGTGCGATCGCTCCGATATAGTCCTGATAATTCTGACGTGACAGATTGTCCCTGTATTGGCGTATTCTGTCAATACGTGCTTGGCCTTCACGTCCGGCTCCTGAAAGATTCATTGACGGATTACCTCTTCGTGTTCTTACCACATTCACCAGATTGGCCAGAACACTTCCTACAGCATTGATACTCTCGGCGGCACGTAAACGTCTTTCGGCATTAATTCTGTCCTCCTCGCTTTGTAACGGGTCCCGTCCTCTCAGGGCTTCCGCAAGTTCGGTGTAAGATAATCCCTCTTGTCCTTTTTTCTTGCGATAAGAAGCCACTCCTGACAGGTATGCGGCCGGTGACAGCTGGGGATGAGCCGCATAGGCTTCTTGTGCGCTCATTTCCTGCCACGGCTTTTCTGTACCAGGAAGCTGGACGGGAAGCTTGTCCGCATTTTCCCGTTCTTGAACGGTATTGACTGTAGACACACTCGTCGCAGGTTTTTGAACAGCCACCGTGGGACGTAACGGCAACTGTTCCCGTGCGTTTTCCTCAGCTTGTCTCGCCACAGACTCATCATGGATCTGCCGCTCTTCCTCCGGATTGACAATGCCGGCAGCTTCTTTTCTTTTTTGATAATTGGTATATCTGTCCGTAACTGCCATACCTGCTATTTCTTTTTAGTGATTTGACTGGCTACAGCACCGCCTATGGGGCCACCGAAAACAGTGGCCGCAGCCGTTATACCTGTATTGAGAAGACCTCCTAATGCCGATGATTCCTGTTGGGCCTGTTGTTGTTTCACATTATTGATAGCCTCCGTATATGATCGGTTTGCATCCAGATAATTTTTCATGGCCTGATCTTTTTTGGCAGTGGCGGTTGAGGCTATTCCGGCCGTAATATTTTCAAGTGACTGGTTGGCTCCCTGCTTCTGCAAGGCAACGCTCTCATCTGTAGCACCTGTTACAGCGGCGCTTCCTGCTGTCCGTTTGTTGTTTGCCATCAGCAGTTCTCTGGCTTGACGCAGAGCCGCCTGATTCGCACTGTCCTGAAGAGGATCAGCGTAAGCCTGTTCCTGATAATAGTTCATTTCAAGATCCTTCGCCTTTTGAAGATCTTTGATTGATTCCTTATAGGCTTTATTGCCGCCTAGAACACTGGATAAAAGTCCCATAAATCGTAAATTGCACTTTATTATTTAATATCAAAAGTAATCAGTTACATTTGTATCATGTTGATATAATGCAAGACGGAAGTATATTGTATAAGGAAGGGGACAAGGTGGCTCTTGATGGAACCTCATGGAAAGGCACGGTTGTCAAAGTTGAGTCGGACGATAATATATGCGTGGAACTTGACAATGGGATTACCATGTTTGCCCGTCCGGAATTATTGCATCTTTGCACTAAGGAAAACACAAAGCCTCTTCATGATGAAAATGGTAAATTTACAATAGGACATCCAAAGGTGGGGGGAGTTAAAAAAGGATATAGGACTGTCCGTCATTATCGAAACAAGCTTATGGAGCAACTGGCTCCGTTTATTGAGAGTATGGGAGAGATAATAGAGGCTATTGATGATCCTAGTGATAAAGTGCTTGCTGTTTCCCGAATTATCAAATATGCCATGCCGTCTCTTTCGTCCGTAGACTTTAAAGAAAACGCAAAACGAGATCTTTCAGCGGAGCAGAAGATAGCCCAGCTCAATGCAAGGTACAGAAACTTGCCTGATCCGACTGCCGATGAAGAAGGAGAGGAAGGGCATGAAGACTGACAATATTGGTGTATATTTTGGAAATTGGATAACCATTGTATTACAGTTGTCATATTAATTTGTGTTATGTAATAATCGTAATACATTTAATATATGGCAGAAATAATCAATTTTAGACCGACTCCGGATGTGGCGCAGATGATAGAGAGTCAGAAAGCAAAAGGCGTCAATATCAGTCGTTGGATTAATAATCTTCTTATAGGTGCGGATAAACAGGTCGACAGCTTGAATTTGCAGATTTATACAATACCTGAAGACGGGATAAACCTGTATGACAGTACAAAGTTAGCTATTGATCAGATGATATCACTTCATTCAATTCCATTCAGCCGGTTGAGCATATCCAGGTACAGGGAGGCCAATGATATTATAAAACAAGCAGGCATGGATTATTATCGCTTTAAAATAGACGAAGATAACTATATCTCGATAATAGCGGTGAACAGAGAAGAGGCTTCTGTGGAATTTTCCCGATATTATATGAAATCTGAAAATAAGGAATATGTCCGAACATCCGTACCATTACCTGTTTACAGGTTTGATGTCAAGAACAAGGTGGTAATTATTATAGCAAGCGAATAATGGAAATATGTAAGACAGATACAGTACGATTGCTCAGACTGTTAAAAGAAGCGGCCTTAATAATTGAAGACAATTGTAGAGGCATACGTTCGCTAGATAAGGCCAGACAGTTGCGACAGATGGCAAAGAAAATTCAACGGAAAAAATAATTCAGAACCCGTCCAAACTGAATCTGGACTTGGATTTGGATAATGCGTTTAACCATCTGTTTAGAAAGGAGAAATTATGAAATCATTAAAAGAAATACTAAGGAGTTTAGAAGGTCTGTCCGATATCGAATTGTTCGTAATAGACCTTTTTTGTGGTGCCGGCGGTTTGTCCGAAGGTGTGGAAGAAGCACGATTGGATGGAAATAAATGTGCAAAGGTTGTTTGTTGTGTGAACCATGACAAGAATGCCATCCTTTCACATGATGCCAATATCCCTGATGCACTTCACTTTATTGAGGATATCCGTACACTGGAACTTTCCCCGATAAGCACTATTGTAGAACGTATTCGTCAGTTATATCCTGATGCTATGATAATGCTTCATGCTTCTTTGGAGTGTACCAACTTCTCGAAAGCCAAAGGCGGTCAGCCGAGAGATGCCGACAGCCGGACGTTGGCAGAACATCTCTTCCGTTATATTGATGTTATAGACCCTGACTACATTCAGATTGAGAATGTAGAAGAGTTTATGTCATGGGGAGATATGGATGAGAATGGGAAACCTATCAGCATGGACAAAGGCCGGCTTTATCAAAAGTGGGTGCGCAATGTCAAGAAGTACGGTTACAACTTTGAGCACCGCATCTTAAATGCTGCCGACTTCGGTGCCTACACCACAAGGAAACGCTTCTTCGGCATCTTTGCTAAAAAGAACTTGCCGATAGTATTCCCTGAACCGACCCACTGTAAAGGTGGTAGGCAAGATATGTTCTCGCGGCTGGAGAAGTGGAAGCCGGTAAAGGATGTGCTTGATTTCTCTGATGAAGGAACTACCATCTTCAGGGAAAAGCCTCTTGCAGAGAAAACGCTTGAACGTATCTATGCCGGACTTATCAAGTTTGTAGCCGGCGGAAAGGATGCCTTCCTCGTAAAGTATAATTCTATGAGCCGTACAGGGAAATATAACGCTCCTGGGATTGACGAACCATGTCCGGTGGTAGCCACGCAAAGCAGACTTGGAGTAGCGCAAGTTTGTTTCCTCTCTAAGCAGTTTAGCGGACACCCCGACAGCAAGAACGTATCAGTGGAAGAACCGGCTGGAGCAATCACTTGTAAAGACCACCACGTTTTTGTATCGGCTTACTATGGGAACGGGCATAATCATTCGGTGGAACTTCCTGCACCTACGGTCACAACGAAGGACAGGATGGCTTTAATTGAAAGCCAATTTATGTGTTCTTATAACTTTAAGGATACAGGAAAGGATATTAACCAGCCTTGTCCTACACTTCTGACGAAAGACAGACTTTCTCTTGTATCTCCGTTTTTTATGAACCAATATTCTGGAGGTGGTCAGGTGTCTGATATAAACTCACCATGCCCCGCTGTTACCACAACACTGAAACAAAACTTAGTAATATGCCAGCCGTGGATAATGAATACTGCATTCTCAAATGTAGGTAGTAGTATAGAGGAACCCTCCCAGACCATTACCGCAAACAGGAAATGGCATTATCTGATGAATCCACAGTTCAACAGTGCTGGCGGCTCTGTTGATAGCCCCTGCTTCACATTAATAGCCCGCATGGATAAGATGCCGCCCTATCTGGTAGCAACAGAAAGCGGTCAGGTAGCGATTGAAATCTACAACAATGATAGTCCTATGACCGTGAAGATAAAGGAGTTCATGGCACTGTATGGCATAGTGGATATTAAAATGCGGATGCTTCGCATTCCGGAACTCAAAAAGATTATGGGATTCCCTGAAGATTATGTTTTAATAGGCACACAAGCTGACCAAAAGAAATTTATCGGGAATGCGGTGGAGGTTACACAAGCGAGAAAAAATACTGAAGCACTTTGTAAAGTATTGAAAAAGTTGAGATTGAAGAAATTAAAAGAAATAGCTTAATGGAAAATGGAAAACTTATATTAGATGCCTGCTGTGGCAGTAGAATGTTTTGGTTTAACAAACATAATCCTCTTGCCTTATTCGTTGATAAGAGATCAGAGATAGTAACAGCCAAGGATAGAGATAAGATCAGAACCATAGAGATAAAACCGGATATAATAGCAGATTTCACCCACTTGCCGTTTGAGGACAATTCTTTCTACATGGTGGTATTTGACCCACCTCATCTAAAAACACTTGGTGAAACCTCATGGATGGCTAAAAAGTACGGAAAACTGCCGAAAGACTGGCAGTCACTAATACACGATGGATTTACTGAGTGTATGCGCGTCTTGAAGCCTAACGGCACGCTTGTATTCAAATGGAACGAGAGTGAAATAAAAACAGTGGATGTATTGTCTGTTATCCCTTTTAAACCTCTATTTGGACATACCACTGGAAGGCAGAGCAAAACAATATGGATGTGCTTTATGAAACTGCCAATTAACGTATAACGGAACTGAAATGAAGATAAAGTTTATCCAGAAGAATATATTGTTAGTCCACCGGATGGGACTGTATTCTCCTGTACAGAAAATAGTATCCTAGAATATTTGGATATAATCTAAAGTTTTTTTACACCCATTTTTTTGAAAATATTATCAACTGCGTTTATGCTATCAATATCAATTTTATGCAAACTCAACATCTTACAAATTAATTGTCCGTTAACATTTAATGAATGGTTCTGCATGTCAACTCCTAGGGTATAAGGAGGATGCCTTTTGAGTAGATTAAGACGAATGAGCTCTTTAATTCCAAAATATATTTCCATTGATTTTATATCTCCTGAATTCTCAATGTATTTGGTACAGTTAGACAAATCTAAAATAGCGCAACTTTGAAAGTACCTAATAATACATAGTTGATTGAAAGATAGTTGCTTAATAATATTTTGCATATAAAGAGCATTTGTGTAATCTACTTCTGGAGAGAATCCTAAATTAGCAATAAAATAACCATAAAATTCAGATTTTTTATGTTCCGAATCAAGCATGATACTATTTATGGTAGCTTCTATCACATCGCTAGCATCTGAATAATTCATATTAGAAGAGACAAACATATCATCTTGCCTAAATGGAATGTTATTCTTCATATTTTCATTAACTTGATTTACAGCTGACATGTAAGATATACCTAACCTTATTGTTTCTTTCTTTGTGACACCTTTTTGGAATATGTCAAGAAGAATAGAATCAATAGCTGTCGATAATAATGGTTGCACCCCAGCTGCAAAAATCATGCTTTCTGGTGTGCCTTTTGCTACTATCGGAATAATAGCAGTAGACATAGCACTAATGATTTCGCTAATTTTCATAATAATAAGTTTTAAATGTGGCGAAGCAAAAATAGTAATAATCTGGGTACGTTCTCCATTTTCTATGATAAAGTTTTAAATGTGACAGTTTGGATTTCTTCGGAGGCGTGCCTTTTAATTCAAAAATAAATTAGAAATGAGTAAAACAACAATTTATTACCTATGCCTAGTAGCAATGTATATGCTGCTAGGGTAGGTGGAAAGGAGATTAATTATGGAAGTAAATAACGGAATAATAATTGACGGAGTACTGCATGAATTAGTATCAATGCGGAATAGTGCACCATGTGACAATTGTAGTCTACAAGAACAATGTAGAACAGATCGTTCCTTGTGTACAGTAATTGCTGGATATTATAACTCTGATGAACGTTTTATTAATCGTGGAAAAGTAACGGATATTAAGATAGATAAGGAGGAATAACTATGGGATTTACAACACCGTGCTTTATACGCAAGAGTACCTATAAACTTAGAAAAAAATTAGATGAGTTAGGATATAGATTGTTTGGGGCGGAACTTAACGAAGATTTATGTATTTTCACCTCGCCTGAATGTGGACTATATAATATTGAGTTTTTTAACAACATTCCACATCCTGACGAAACCGATAGTGTTGATTGCGGAACGAATGAGGAACTTTTCCTGGCTATAGCTGCATTAAAGGATGATACAGACAACAATCAATTATTCACTAATGGTAAGGGCGATTGGGGTATATACCGGGATGGCTCTGATGGAGGTTTGTCTGGAATGGATTTCTATGGGATGCCTAATGATTTTGAGATTGACAATTATCACAAGGCTACCGTAGACGAACTGATTGAACACTTTAAAACAAAGGAGGAACACTATGACCGAAGAACTTGTAACATTAGAAACAGCGAAGTTGCTGAAAGAGAAAGGGTTTAATGAACCATGTATGATTGCTATGAATATTGAAGATGGTAGACAATATGGTACTAATAGAACAAATAGCGAGTTACCAATAAAAGTATGTTCCCATCCTACTCAATCCGTTGCACAAAAGTGGCTTCGTAAAACTAAGAACCTGCATATCGAAATATCCTATATGTATGAAAACTATTGGACGTATGATATACTGACAATTCCGAGACATGACTTGATAGGATTGTCTGACAGGCCTATTATCCGTTATAATACCTACGAGGAAGCACTTGAAGCAGGATTACAGGAAGCATTAATGTTGATATGAAAATGAGTCCTGTTATATCTTGATAAGTTGAAAAATAACGAGGATATTTCTTGTTTGGTTAAATAACTGTAATTAAAGAGGGGGAAGGCGTTCATATTGTCTTTTTCCTCTTTAATTTTGTCGTGAATTAAAATATTAATCGCAATGCGATAGCCAATGACAATCTAGGGTTTGTCAAAGGGTTTGTCGGCGTTTTTTTTGACATGCGTGATAATTGCTTGTAAATCAGTTATAAAAAGTGATTGTACTTGTAGCCCTTCTAAGGCGTGGGTCTTGCGTTCGAATCGCAACGGAATCACATAAAAAAAGCTGTATCTTCTGAGGGTACAGCTTTTTTTTATGGAAATATTTAAAAAGGATTTATCTATAAGCGGGGCTATGGAAAAGATCTTGTCCATATCTATAAACCTTTCCCGTTGGATAGTTAAGGGTTTTCTTCCTGTTTGTTCTATCTCCGCAAGTCTTTGGAGTTAACTCCATAGCCTTGGGAGATAACTCCAAAGCTTATGGAGATAACTCCAAAGGCTATGGAGATAGAATACATCCGTATAAAAAGGTTTAACCTGGAAAGAGAAAAGGCTTATGTAACAGGAACAGATGCAATACATTGTTGTTTAATTCCGCTGGCGGGCTATTACTTTTTCTCAGTTTCTCCGTCCTTGGGGCTTCATGGCAGTGGAAAGATTGAACCGGTTAAAAAGTCATGTTAA